AAATGGCAGATAGCACCCAGGCAGAACAAGAAAAGCTCTACGGCACCGCTCGTTATTGGCAACGTGAGATCGACCAAGCCAGTGACTTTGAGCGTGACTGGCGGGATCGCGGCATTCGTGTTGTAGAACGATACCGTGACGAGCGGGATACCGGACTTTCTGGACCTCTTAGCCATCGTTTTAACATTCTTTGGTCTAATACCGAGACGCTAAAGGGCGCACTGTTTGCGCGCATGGCCCAGCCTGATGTTCGTCGCCGGTTTAGCGGCGGCGATGCTTCGGCACGACAAGTTGCTATCGCACTAGAGCGTGCGCTTCTTTACGAAATGGATACCTACGATTCGGCGTTGCCTGTTCGCGCTGCGCTAGAAGACTACCTGTTGCCTGGACGCGGGGTAGTGTGGGTTGTCTATGAGCCGATAATTATTAAAGAAAAAACAAAGATCCAAATTAAAGGCGACGGCGTAAACATTACAGAAGAAGAAGAAGTCGAGCGTCTTGGCGATCAGCGTTGCCGATTTGAATACGTTCACTGGCAAGATTACCGAGAAAGCCCAAGCCGTAGATCAGACGACGTTTCATGGCGGGCGCGGCGACACTTGCTTACGCGAGAAGAACTTGTTGGACGTGGTTTTGATAACGCAGAAGACGTTCCCCTTAATTGGAGTCCAGAACGCCCGGACGCTGGAGATGCAGACGATAGCTACAGCCGCGCCGAAGTTTGGGAAATCTGGGACAAGGTAAAGCGGCGGCGTTTGTTTGTTGCAACAGGACACAAGGATGTTCTGGCAGATGACGAAGACCCGTATAGCCTAGAGAACTTCTTCCCGTGTCCGACGCCGCTAATAGCAGTCCACACGAACAACACGTCTGTTCCAGTTCCAGAGTTTACGCTTTACCAAGACCAAGCAGATGAGCTTGACCGCGTAACCACTCGAATTACAAACCTAATTGAAGGGCTAAAGCGCCGGGGCGTCTATGACGCAAGCATTCCAGAGTTGGCGCACCTAGCAAACGCATCAGACAATGAGTTCGTTCCGAGCGATAACTTTGCGAATCTGGCTCAAAAAGGCGGATTAGCTGGAGCTTTCCAGACAGAAGACATTTCTTCGATCACTCAGGTTCTTGCTGGCCTATACAACCAGCGGAACCAGGTGTTGCAGGCAATCTATGAGATCACTGGAATTTCGGACATCATTCGAGGCGGCGGCACAAAAGCCAGCGAGAGCGCAACAGCGCAACAGCTTAAAGCGCAGTACGGCTCTATGCGGTTACGGCTACGCCAAGAAGACATATCCAAGTACATCCGCGATCTTTTCCGTATTAAAGCCGAGTTGATTGCAGAAAATTACGAGCCAGAAATCTTGGAGCGTATTACCGGGATTGAGATCACCGAAGAGATGGTCGAGATCATGCGTAACGATAAGTTGCGTAGCTATCAAATCGACGTAGAGACAGATAGCACCGTTTTCGATGACGAAGAGCAAATAAAACGGACCCGGATAGAGTTTGCTAACGTCATGGGCGGGTATCTAGTCCAAGCAATAGAGGCAACAAAAGCTGCTCCAGAGCTAACGCCGATTGCTTTCCAGATACTCAAATTTGTATCGGGTGCATGGAAAGTTGGCCGACAGTTTGAAGAGGTCATCGAAGAAACGGAAGCCTCTGTCATGCAGAAGTTGCAGGCTTCACAGCAACAACCTCAAACCTCGCCAGAGCAGCAGATCGAACAAGAAAAGATTGCTGCTGAAATGCAGCGTGAGCAATTAAAACAAGAGGGCAAGTTGGCAGACATCAGTTCGCGTGAGCGGGCAACAGCCGCAGAAATAGAAGAAAAAAGCCGAGCGTCCTCTGAACGTGTGCAAAGCAAAGAAGACTTGGCGTTGCTAGAAGCAGAAATGCGTATGGCCGAGGGTCAACGATGAACAAGAAATATTTAAGCAACTACGATGAGATTAAGTGGGACAAGCGCAAGGCTGTTTCTCGCGTTGAAACCGCAAGCCAAAAAGTTGCCTACAACATTATTAGAGACATTGAGCCTTTCCAAAGTCCTGTAGACGGCAGCTATGTAACTAGCCGGTCAGAATTGCGGGAACACGAGAAAAAACATAATGTTCGCCAAACCGGCAACGATTGGACCGGAAGTGAACGCCCCTCTAACTGGGATACAATTAGAAATGTCAACAACTGAGACAAGCACCCCTGATACGGGGCCAGCGTCAGAACCGACTACACTTGATGGCGTACTAGAAAGCGTCATCTCAGGAGAGTTCACGCAAGGCAATGCTGGACCCACTTCTGTAAACCCACGAGCCATTGCCGGTGATACCAGCGCGGAAAACGTCGAAGTCGAATCAGACGACCCATCGAACGAAGCCGCCGAAGGCCATGAAGAAGGCAAAGACGAAGCCACTTCTCTATCAGATGATACAGATTCTGAAGCGGAGCCAGAGCCGGATGCTTTAGCCGCACCAAAGACATGGCCTGCTGAACAAAGAGAAGCGTTCAATCAGCTACCCGATGAGCAAAAGGATTTTATGCTCAACCGGGAGAAAGAACGGGACTCGGCGTTTACTCGCAAGACGACTGAACTATCAGAGCAGCGTAAACAGCTAGAAGGCTTAAACGGGGTTTTGGCACCGTATAAACAACAGATGCAGGCTCACGGGATTAGCGAAGCTGAGTATGTTTCGCGTCTTATGACCTACGACAATGCACTACGGCAAAACCCCAAAGCAGCCCTCCAGCAACTCGCCCAGCACTATGGCGTTCAGCTTCCGTCAGGCGATTCGGGCGCGGATTATGTAGATGAATACGCTACAGATTCGCATACACAGCAACTGCAACAGCAATTAGCCCAAACGCAACAGCAAGTTAATATGTTGGCCCAGTCGCAGCATCAAGATCGCTACCAAAGTTTAGAGAATGTCGTTGTAAAGTTTGCAAATGAGAAAACCGCAAACGGAGAACTTAAACATCCTCATTTTGAACAGGTGCGTGAACGGATGTCGCGGCTCGTAACTGCCGGAGAGACTCAAGATTTGAGTAAGGCATACGACATGGCGCTTCGATTAGATGACGGCCTCTACAAAGAGACGTTGGAAAAGGAGCGGCTGACCGTAAGCAATAAAGAGGACGCAAAGAGAAAAGCGGCTATAGATAAAGCCAAAAAAACTCGGCCTTCTCGCTCTGCTTCTCCACCTAATGGAGTAGTCACATCTACGGGCCTTGACGAAATTTTACGCGACAAGATTAACACTGCTAGAGCATAGGGTTTCTGCCGTTGCCATTTTGATGGAAGAAAACAGAAATGGTCGCTTCTCCAAATTCCACCTATACGGAGATCGTAACCACTACGCTTGCTGGTTACTCCAAAACGATGGCCGACAACGTGACGAACAACAATGCGTTGCTTCGCCACATCGACTCAAAAGGGAATAAAAGCCCCGTAACTGGTCGTACTATCGTCCAAGAGCTTGAGTATGCAACGAACTCGACCACCAAGTGGTATTCGGGTTACGAGGTACTCGACACCTCAACTAGCAATGTCTTCACGGCTGCTGAATTTAACTACAAGCAGTTGGCGGGCAACGTAGTGATCTCCGGTCTCGAGCAAGTCGAGAACTCTGGCTCAGAGCAGATTTTCAATCTTCTCAAAAGCCGCATTCGCAACCTTGAAAAATCGCTAAAAAACACGATGGCGTCTGCGCTTTATGCGGACGGCAGCGGGACTGATTCCAAAGAACTTGGCGGTCTACAGCTTGTTGTTCCTGGCACCGTGGGTAACACGGTCGGCGGGATTAACAGCACGACCTACGATTTCTGGCGGAATCAGGTTTATGATTTCTCAACGGAATCCATAACTGCTTCCGCCACTACCATCCAGACGGCCATGAACACTTTGTGGCTTTCTACTATTCGTGGTGCTGATCGGCCTGACGTGATTGTCGGTGATACCAACTACTTTGGTTTCTACTGGTCATCGCTTCAGACGAACCAGCGGTTCACATCTGATGAGTCGGCGTCGGCTGGGTTTATGAACTTGATGTTCATGGACGCTCCGGTCTATTACGACGATCAGTGCCCTGCCAATAAGATGTACATGCTCAACACCGATTACCTCTTCTTGCGTTATGCAGAGGGTCGTGAGTTTGTTCCTCTTGGCGAAAAGGCATCCGTAAACCAAGACGCTCTTGTCATGCCTGTTGCATGGGCCGGTAATATGACGGTCAGCAATCGCGCACGGCAAGGCATCATTCAAGCCTAGTAGGAGGTCTTTAATGACTTACACAACTCAAGGTGCTATCGGAATTGACTTTGATGGGGGCACCGAAACGACCCCATCTCAGCCTCCGGGTAGCAGAATGGTTGGGACCGATGCTTCAACCTGGCTCTACATCGAAGCAGGGGCAGCGATTGCTCAATACGATGTAGTGGCTGTGACGGAGCTTTACGTTGGCGTTCCAATCACAAAAGCACTCGTCGATACTGGTGAACTTGTCGCTATTGCTCCTCAAGCAATTACGAGTGGGGAATATGCGTGGGTTCAGTTGACTGGAACTTGCACGATCAATGTTTTGGCAAGTGCTGCCGCAAACGTGATTTTGTATTCTTCAGCAACAGCCGGAAGTCTTGATGATACTTCTACTTCTCAGACGAGAGTAGACGGTATCAAATTGACAGCGGCGCGTGGCGGAACTGCTGGAAGTGCAGCGGGTCTTGCTTCGTATCCGAAGTCGTTTGTGATCTAACCAAAAAGGAAGTGCGGGGGTGTAAAAGCCCCCGCGCAACTGATGCTTATGAGCGGAAATATCAGAGTCGAATTTATTCCTGGGGAAAATGGCAGCCCCGATCTGATCGAAATACGACGAGTGGGAGATCCAGATACGGTCCTCTACAAAGTCTCAGAAAAGATCGAATGGCTGGAAGAGAATTTTCCAAAGGAAATTGCGGCTTACCAAAAGAATGGTGGCGGCGCGTCGTCAGCTAAGATTAAGCCCTCGGGGACTTTGCTTACTGCCCTAAAGGGTGTCGGTAACAGGCGAGCTAAAATCCTAATCAACCAGGATGTCAGCACGGTTGAGCAACTATCAGAACTTTCCGATGCAAGCGTTGGCAGTCTGGGTGCTGGAACAATAGATTTGCGTAAGCAAGCCCGTGACTACCTGGCGGCTCAAGCTGGCATTCAACCGAAACAGGTTGTTGGATGACCCTTCTAACGATTTGCCAAGACGCCGCAGACATCATTGGGATAACTGCGCCTGATGCTGTCACTGCGTCAACGGACACCTCAGTTATTCAGCTAAGGGCTGCGGCAAATCAAGAAGGTCGCTCTTTAGTGCAGCGCCATACCTGGCAGCTTCTTACAAAAGAAGGCAGCCACACCACTCTAGCCGCCCAAAGCCAAGGGACAATGGTTTCGATTGCCGCTGACTTTGGGCGGTTTAGCAACGACACAATGTGGAACCGCACGACAGACCGGACATATTACGGCCCTCTAACTGGTTCCGAGTGGCAGCGGCTTCTAGCTGTCGTTAGCGGCGGCATTACCAACTATTTCCGCATTCGAGGCGGGTTGCTGCTTTTGAACCCGGTCCCGCCCGCAAGCGAATCAATCAAGTTTGAGTACATTTCAAAAAACTGGGTGGACGAGTCGGGCGGCACGGTTGCTGACGCAGACAAGTTCACCGGAGACGGGCAGACAAGCGTACTTCCCGAAGAGCTAATCACTCTTGGCGTTATCTGGCGCTTTCTGAAGATTAAAGGACTGTCATACGAACAGCAGTTCCTTGAGTATCAGTCGCGATTGCAGGAATACACGCAAAGCGAAGGAGCAAGGCCAATTTTGCGTATGAGTGGACAAAGCCGAGCTATTCTTGCGCTTAACGTGCCCGATTCGGGCTTTGGAAGCTAAACAAGGAGACACGCTATGCCGATGGTTGATGGAAAAGAGTACGCCTACACTCCAAAAGGGATGGCCGCAGCCAAGGCTGCTTCTAAGGGAGGCGCTCCTAAAACGGCATCTTCCACAAAGGGCGTATGCACCATAAATGGTCCAAACGGAAATAAGCCAATAAGTTCTGGCGTAGCGTAGCCAATGAAGCGCGATCTTTATGGCGAGTTAATGGGAAGGGCGCTTAATCGGAGCGCTCCTCCAGGGCATTTCGCTGCTTATATCCGGCCTGACGAGAGTGAGGTTCTGCGCTCTATGGGTGGCGGCGTTGCTCCTGACGGTGGGCAGAATATGTATAACGGTATGCCTGCGTACTTTAGCGGACTCGGTAGCGTTTCGTTTGACAACCCGTCCGTCACAGCTCCAAGTGCGCCTTCAGTAGACGCGCCCTCAGTAAACGCGCCCTCAGTAAACTTTGACATACAGTCCGCTGTTGATGCTGGAGCCGCCGCCGCCGCCGCCGGTCCACAAGGCAACTCAGGTGTCAGAGGCGACAATCCAACTAGTGTCGCTCAAGAATTTGCCCAAGCCCAAGCTCAAGCTGAGGCCCAGGCTCAAGCCCAAGCCCAAGCCCAGGCTCAAGCCAACATACGAAGCGGCGGCATAGCGGCAGCAGCGGAGCAGGCTAGAAGCCAAGGCATAGCTGACATTCTTGCTCAGAACGCAGAAAACGAAACAGCATTGGCAGACACTCTCGCCGGAGTTGAAGAAAGTATGGCAGAAGTTCGCGTCCCCTTTGGAATTCCGGCCTCATTTAGAGGAGGCCCAACTCAAGGCGGCGTTCCTGTAGGCGCAAGCCGAGTTTCGGGGCTTCCACAAGGAGCAACCTCTACTCCGTTTGGCCTTATGTATACGTCGCCAACGCAGGAGGCTATCAACGCACAAACCGCAGCAGACAAAGCCAATAATACGATTATGGGGGGGTTCATTCCTGGTGACAGAGATGTTTACCAAACTTTGTCAGGAGCGGTAGGAACGGGTCTTTCAGGGGTAGGCAGCGATCTTGCAAAAGGAGCGTTTGGCTTTGCAACCGGCCTTAACCCTGTCCTTGCGGGCATGTCTTTAGCCGCACCAGATAGAGAAGGTAGCATTTCTTTTGTAGATGCTTTGGGTCCAGGGCGTTCTTATAACGATGACTTCAACATGGACGATATAGGACTCCCAAGCATAAGCGATGAAGAGCTTATGGCGGCTACGCAACCAACAGACCCAACAGACCCCGCAAATGACCCAACGCCGCCTGCGGTCAAGCAGTATTACAAACCGCCGCAGTGGGTTCTTGATAGGCTTGCTCAGAACTTGGCGTATGGCCCTGGTCGTATAGACTGATGGCAAGATCTCCTGCATCCATGACCGGGCAAAGCACTGCTTTCCCATCTCCGATAGGCGGTTTAAACACCCGTGATTCGGTGGACTTGTTGCCAGAGACTGACGCAATCAGGCTAGACAATTTCTTCCCAGCGCGATCTCACGTTCAAGTTCGCAACGGATACGACGACCATGTGACAAGTCTGCCGTCTACGGTGGAGAGCTTGATGGTCTACAACAGCGGCACGGCCAACACGATGTTCGCCGCAAGCGGGAGCGCAGTCTACAACGTGACTAGCGCGGGTTCTGTTGGCGCTGCTGTTATTACCAGTCTGTCTAACGCTAAATTTCAGTCGGTCAACATGACCACTTCTGGTGGGTCATTTCTTTGGATATGCAACGGGGAAGATGCGCCTCGTCACTGGAACGGCTCTGCATGGGCCACGCCGACATTGGGCAGCGTTACCGCCGCAAACATAATTAATGTCGAGGTCTACCAGGAGCGGCTGTTCTTCGTTCTAACCGACAGCCTGACGTATGGATATCTGCCGGTGAATAGCATTGCTGGAACAGTTGCCTCAGTAAATCTGGGCAGCGTTTTCAGCAAGGGCGGCAAGCTAATGGCGATCAGCACTTGGACCCGTGATGGTGGGTCTGGTCCTGATGATAACATCTTGTTCTTTACCGACCAAGGCGAGATCGCGATGTACAGCGGGACCGACCCATCCGACGCTACAAAGTGGGGGTTAGTCGGCGTTTACACGGTTGGTCGGCCAATCGGGCGTAGGTGCATGATGAAGGTTGGCTCTGACTGCTATCTAGTCACAGAGAACGGCCTGCTTCCAATGACCCAAGTTCTTGGGACAGGCGAGGCTGCGCCGAACGTCGCTCTTAGCGACAAGATCAGCAACAGCTACAACGATTCAGTCGTTGAGTTTAAGGGAACTTTTGGCTGGCAAGGAGTGGTGTATCCAAAGGGCGGATACGCCGCTGTTAATGTTCCATCGTCTGCCGCTGGCAACTTTATTCAATACATCATCAATTTAGAAACTGGGGCATGGTCCCGTTTCACCAATCAAGACGGATATGCTTGGGCTGTATTTAATAGCGACCTCTATTTCGGGGGAAGCACCAAGGTCTACAAAGCAGACAGCGGAACAGACGATTCGGGTGGGGCAATAGAAGCCGTCGCTAAGACAGCGTTTATCTACTTCGGCGGCAGGTCGGGACCAAAGCGTTACACAGCAATTCGGCCTGTTATGGCAAGCGACTCTGAGCTTGAGGTCAGCATCGGCTTTGATACAGACTTCAGAGATGGAACCAC